GCTGGAAATCAGTAGCTAAAGGCGATGCGTCTCATGCTGAAGGCTCTGTTACTGAAACAAAAAATACAAGTGAACATGCTGAAGGTAGATATAACAAATCGAACAAAGCGTCTAATAATTATTCAGATGCCGGTAATACTCGTCATTCAGTAGGTATCGGCACCTCTGACTCAACTCGTAAAAACGCCTTTGAGATAATGGCCAATGGCGATGCATATTTGTACGGTATTGGAGATTATGAAGGAAATAATCTAAAAACAGATAAAACAAAACCGTCTAAAACAGTCCAAGATGTTATCAATAACGGTTATGTTTGGGAAAAAGGTACTGGCACAAATAGTGTTAAGCAAAAGGGTACAGGTTCAACTGCAAGTGGAGATAATTCTCATGCTGAAGGGAATAGAACAAGAGCAGCTGGGACCTATTCTCATGCAGAAGGCTCTTACACGATAGCATGGAATACTTATGAACACGCTGAAGGTAGATATAATAAATCAAATACAGGTACTCAGCATTCTGTTGGCATAGGCACTTCTGATAAGGATAGAAAGAATGCCTTCGAAATCATGCAAAATGGAGACATCTATGTTGTTGGTCTCGGTGGATATGACGGCACTAATGCTGGGGTTGCAGGTGTCCAGACTCTTCAACAATTACTGGGAGGGGCATAATTCTTAATCAAACCGACACAGTAGTTAGTAAAGATGTTTATACAATACTGAGTTTAGTTGATGAGGTTCCTCTATCAATAAAAGTTTTGATTAAACAAGTTGAGCCAGATTATACACAAATAAATCCAGTTATTGATATAATTAAATATTCTGATAATATTTTGATTAGGTTTATAAGAACTGATGTTAATGATTGTAAAATAAACTTTTGGAAAATATATGATGGTACTGCACAAAACCCATATAGTATATCTAAGTCAACAAAAACCATTCAATATGCTGAGTGAGTCTTGAAATCTTGTTTGTGATAAATAAAGATTATTTAATGATGGAACTACTAATTAAGATTAACTTTTAATATCACAAATTTAATTCAAAATGGCAACACTTAAAGAAAAAATTGCAGCTTTGGCTGAATCCCTGAAAGGTGACTGGTTTCAATCAGATTGGGCTGGCTTTGAGGGGAAACTTATTGAGGTTCTCAATAATATGGCAGAAGAAATTACTGTCCCCCAAATTTTGGCAGCATTGACAGTAATTTCTTCTGCTACAACCTTTACTGATGCAGAAGGTTTGACGGAAGAAGAAGCTTGCACTGCATTGGGCATTACTAGTGAGCAGTTGGCTGCTTTGTTTGCAGGCAGTTTCTTGAGGTTTGCTTATGGTATCAATGGCTCCTCTATTTTGAGTGTGGCTTTTGTTTCCTCTAATCTTGTTATGCTGGGTGCTGCTGAAACAGCAGAAGTGGGCATTGCAAAAATCAATGATACTTATTCCATTAAGGCAACCTATGTGTGAAGGTTTGGTGGCATAGGAGAGATGGAAATTGAAGACACATTTGTTATTGCATAAAGATTTGTTTTAAGGCTGAGGAAAGACAAGTGGTATTCAATTATTTCAAAATTTTGCCCGACTTTGGTTTGGAATTTGCCTAATTTTTTGTTAATTTGCAGTGACCAGAATTGTGTTGCTTCATTGATTGTGGTTTGATGTGAAAGAAAATGGGCAAGAAAAGATATTTTAAGAAGTCAAACATACGCAATTATCCAGTTTCTAGGAGATATTCTCTTCAGGAGCTGGATACATTGCAGCAGCAGATAGAGATTCAGAGGAATTTGGAAATTGAGAAATCCCTTCGTTCCTCTGACCCTCAAGCCATCCTTGCTGCTCAAGCCTATTTGCAGAGACAAGGAAGCCACCAGGATGGGTTAAAATCATATTTGTTTGACCCCAATCTGGAATCCCTAAATACCAATGGATACAGGGTGCCCCTAAAGGGTGTGAATTTTGACACCATGAGGAAGATGGCAAAGACTCCTGTTATCCTTACAGTCATTGGAACTAGAAAAGACCAGATAGCAGGGTTTGCTGAGCCTGTGGATAATGACCAGGAAAAGGGTTGGAAAATCAGAAGAAAGAGAGCTTTGTTCAGTACGGGGGACAAGGAGGTTTCTGATGAGGATAAGAGAACCATTGAGGAGTTGACTAAATTTATTCTTAATGGTGGCAACCAAGAGGACAGCAAGTGGGACTTTGATGGGTTTGAGGAAATTCTTAGAGAAATTACTGATGACTCTCTCACTATTGACCAGCTTTGCATGGAATTGGTTTACACCAGAGGTGGAGAATTGTGCCAGTATTACCCTGTAGATTCTACTACTATTCGTTTGGTGGATACCAGTCAAACTACTCAGTTGGCGGCTTATACTAAACCTGTGAGAGGCTATTGGCCCAGGTACTGCCAGGTTTGGGAAGATAATATTTGTGCCTTCTACTACCCCTGGGAATTGACATTTGGGGTAAGAAACAAAACCACCAGTATCAAATCAAATGGATATGGTCAGCCTGAATTGGAAGACCTCATTCAGATTGTTACTTGGTTGTTGTTTGGTATGCAGTACAATGGTAACTTCTTTTCTCAAGGAAGTAACCCTAAAGGATTTTTCTCTATTGAAGGTAATATACCCCCTTCTGCACTGAATGATTTTAAGCAGATGTGGAGAAACACCCAGTCTGGTGTTTGGAACGCTCATAAGATTCCTGTTATTGAAACAGGTGGGTCTAAGGTGAACTGGACAAACATGATGGGTGGAAACATGAAGGACATGGAATTCCACAAGTGGCTGGAGTTTTTGATTGTCCTTGTTTGTTGTGTCTATAAGATTGACCCTACTGAGTGTGGTTTCAATTTGGAGGGAATGAAAAGTATTTTTGGCCAAGATGGTCAAAAGGCAAGACTGAAGCATTCCCAAACCAAAGGCTTGACTCCTATTCTGAAACTCATCCAGAGAATTATTACCAAGTATATCATTGAACCACTCAATGAGGATTTTGAATTTGTCTTCTGTGGAGTGGAAACCGATGACCAGGAAAAGGTCTTGGAAATGGATGTGAAAAAAATCCAAAATGGTTTCATGTCTTTGGAGGATGGTTTCAAGAAATACAGTGGTAGAGAATTTGACCCTGAAAAGGACACCATTTTGAATTCTGTTTACCAGCAAGCAAAACAATCCCAGATGATGGGTGGTGACATGATGAACGGGATGGTGGATGACATGGGTGGTGAGCAGCCTATTATGGGTGAAGAAGAAAATCCTTTTGAAAAAGCTCTCATTGATTACTTGCATAAAGGATTGAAGGAGGGGTGGAATGAATAAGATTTGGGCATATCTGATTGCTGTTCTTGTAGCTGTTGCATTGTTTTTTGGAGGCATGTTGCTGGAAAGGAAATTTCAAAATGACAGATACAAAGAAGTAGAAGGCCGGGTGAAGGAACTGGAAAACCAGAAAGACAGTTTGTTGTTGGTGATAAACAGCCTTCAAAATGAAACCCTGGTCCTGCAAGATTCAATCTCTAAAAGTAAAGAAAAGATAGTATATATCAAGATTAAAAGTGATGAAAAAGTGGATTCTATTCGTGTTCTGCCTCTTGATAGTGCAATGGAGTTTTTCACAGACCAAGTATCCAGAGAAGATTCTCCACAAGGGTGATACAGTGGTAGTGATAACTCCTGAGCAACTAGGAGCAGCAAATGGGATTTTTCAGGAAAGGAATGATTACCGGGATGAACTGGTACCCCAAATGGAAACAGTCATTTCTCAGCAAGATTCCCTAATTCAAGTCCTCAATTTGCAGGTGGTTTCTTGGGAGGAAATGGATAGAGTCAATAAATCTATCATTGAAAATCTTAAACTTCAAGAGACGAAAGTTCTGAAGGAAAAGCGAAGGAATTGTTGGATTGTTGGAGGGGTTTGTTTGTCAGTAGGGGTGTTAATTGGTGCATTGGTATTTAAGAAGTAATAAAATGGACAAGTATTTTGAAGCATTGCAAAAATCAAAAGGCAGCATTGCATTGAGCATTGCTGACCAGGTTGGTTATGATGGAACTGCTGATGTTTTGGAAAAAGGCAAGGCAGCTGCAATGGGTGAAATAAGGGAATGGAATGGTATTAGGTATCAGAAAACTCCTAAAGGCTGGATGCCTGTAAAACAGCAGGAGGGTGCTTCAAAAACTGAGCCTGAAAAGAAAGAGGACAAACTGGAGCTTCCTGCTCCTGGCAAAGAACTTGTTTATGAATGTAAAGATGAATCTGGCCCTTCTCTAATTAAGGTGAGAGGTCTTGAGCCTAATCTTTTTGCTTTTAAAAAAATGGTGAATGGTCATTGGGTAGGTGACGGCACCAGTAGAGCAGATGGTGCTCGTTTTCATCTTGCCAATTATACTTTGAATAAAGAAAAGAATATTTCTCCCGCAGAAAAGAAAAACCAACAACAAAAAGAATCTAAGAAAGCCTTTACTCTTAAAGACTTTAGTGAGGATGAAATTGGGGAAATGTCTTGGGATGAATTTCAAAAAACATTTGAAAAACAAGCTAATGATTTTTTGAGAAGTCTTGATGATTCTGCTATAGAGGCCATTGGTTATGGACATCGTTCTGATGGGACTCTTGCAGATTATGTTGTAACTCGTAGTTATATCCCGGGAAGTGATGAAAATTTGGAATTTGAGCTTCAGCGTGAAGGTGGGAAGTATGGATATGCTTTAATGGTTGCAAGAGGCACTACTGAGGAGACAGATGAAGATGGAGACAGTTATTGGTCTGGTGATGGGGGTAAGAGGCTTTTTATAGAAGGTGAAACTACTTACAATTCTGCAGAAGAAGCAGTTAAAGCTTTGCAGGAAAGAATTAAGGCTGTTAAAAATGGTGAGGAAATAGAATTTGAAAGGTGGTAATAATTAAAGAAAGCTAAAGATATGATAGACAATAGAAACACAATGAAGAAAAACCAGCCGGAGTTGCTGGTTGACTTCAATGGTAATGCTGTTCAGCATGCCTGGATGATGGGTGGTAAAACCCTCACTATTTCTGACGGAGACACTTTTGTTGCAGAATCCACTCTTATGAGGGTTTGCAATTCTGGTGATGCTCTGGTTCGTCTTAAGTTTAAGGATGCAGACTATGCTTCTGTTCCCTCCCGGAATCAAGGCTCTGATGTGGGCCTTCCTATTCTTCCTGGAACTGTTGTTATTTTGGGTGTGTATGATGCAGGCCAGGTGTATGAAGTGTCTGGTGGGGACATTGATGTTACTTTTGTCTATGACAGAAGAACTGAAGTAGGCAAGTAATGGAAATTAAAGTTGGACATAAAGACCCTATCAGGAATCCAGTGCAAAGGAAACTGGAAGGCATTTTCAAGTCCAACTATGAAAAAACACTGAAAGTTTCTCAGGTGAGAATTGCTGAAATACTGAAAAACAAAAAATAAAATGAACAAGTATTTTGAAGCCATTGAGAAGGCAAAGGTTGCCAGAGGCCTTTTTGAGTCCTTCGGCTATTCTGACAAGAAAGATACTCTGGAGAAATCCCATGTAGAGGACATTTTTGAGAGAGATGCCCCCAGCAGAGGCTTCACCATTGACAAGGACGGCAAACAAATTAAAGAAAGACTTCAGAAGATGCTGGCTGATGAGCAGCAGACTTGCACCATGCTCCAGGTGACTTGGACTGAAATGCTTTCTAAGTTTGAAGATAAGCCCACTCAGCCTGCAATCAAAGAACTCTACTACATGGTAGATGGTTGGGAGGACAAGTTGGGTGACCTGCCTCTCATGTTCCCTTGGGACAAGACTTACTGCAATGCTGAAAGTCCTTCCGTAGATGGTTACATGGAATCCACCCCTTCTGCTGAGGCTGAACTCTGCAAACAAAGAAGAGAGTACAATGACATTGTCCAGAGATATATCGGTTGCAAGAAGGAAATTGCTCTCTTGCAGACCATGATTGACAATTTCTCTGATGAGAAGATTTATAAGTTGACTGTCAAAGAAGCAGCAATGCTTGGTTGGTAATGATATTCACTGAAGAACAGATTAAAGGAATTCTGAAAGAGATAGAATTTCAGCACCTTTTCTTTATTGCCCAAAATGTGTCTGCTGATATTTTGAGTGATGAGGACAAATCTGTTCTTCAGGAATTTGGAATAGATTGGCAAACTCTCAGGCAAGACTACACTCCTTATGAGCAAGCTTTCTATTTTGGCCGATTGGCAGCAATTCTTGGTCCCCTCAAGTCTCAGCAAGTTGATTACAACAATTTGATGAAGTATCTGAGACAAGGCCAGTTTGTTCCTCTTTCAGCAGCTGAAAAGCAGACTCTTTCCTATCTGGAGCAGAAAACCTATTCTTATATTAAGGATTTAGGGTACAGGGTAGGGGCATTTGTCACTGAAACAATGATGGATGAGGCATTTGCTAGAAGGCAGTATTATGAGGAGGTGATAAACAATTCAATCAAAAGAGCAGTGATTGAGAGAGACACAGCCAGCAGTGTTGCAAGAGAAATTGGAACTAGAACACAGGATTGGACAAGGGATTTGGGCAGGATTGCAGAAACAGAAATGCAAAATGCCTTTGAATGGGGAAAGGCAGAAACCTTGCTTGAAACTACTGACCCTGATGCAAAAGTTTTCTACAAACAGGTTTATCCTGGTGCTTGCAGACACTGCATAAGGCTGTATCTGACAGGAGGAATAGGCTCTGAGCCTAGATTGTTCTCATATAGGGAATTGCTGGACAATGGAACTAATATTGGTAGAAGAGCAGAAAATTGGTTACCAGTACTTGGAACAGTCCATCCTTATTGCAGATGTGATTTGAGAATGAAGAGAAACAAGAGGGATGTTTGGAATGATAAGAAGGGAATTTTTGAGCCCAAAGCAGCAGAAGAAACAAAAGGAAAGATTGAAATAACAGTTGGAGACAAAAAGTTTTTTGTTTAGAAATGATAACTCTTTTACAAATAGTTGAAAGTGGTGTAGAACCAGCAATGGAAACTGCTCGGGCCATATCAGAATATGGAGTTTTAGTAGTAATTGCAGCTTTCATGCTAATTGCTATGTTTCTCCTGTTCAGACATTTCCTGAAAATGTTTGAGGAAATGTTCAATAAAGTGTCTTCTACTTATGCTTCGGTAGAAACACCTATGGAACAAATCAGAGTCCTGCAAAGTGTGGTATTTGATTTGGCCAAGTACACTCTCATGGACCACCTGGAAAGGATTTTCTATGAAAATCATCTTGAAAACAAAGAAGTGGTAAAGCAGAAGGTTCATGATGTTTGCCTCACTATGTATCAAGACAGGAAGTCAAAATTTGACAACTTCAAATACCATGGGTATTCTTTGTCTGATTTTTGTGATAAATCTTGGGTGACCAAGATGGAAGAAATTGGACTCAGACATCTCTATCTTGAGGAGGGTAAGTTTGATTTGAAGCAAGCATTTGCTGCTATTGACCTTGCCTACAATCAAATTAAAATAGAGTTTTATAACAATCTCATCTCTAAAGCTTAGGAACAATGGGCTTGTTTGATAGATTAAAAAAGAGAAACTTTTCTGAGAAGGCTGAAGAACTCAGAAAGTCTTTGGTTGAACTGGAGGCTCTCAAAAGAAGGAGTCTTCTTGATTCCATTGAGTACAAAAGAATTCAGGAGGTTTGGGCACCTTGTCAAGAGGTTATTGAAAAGGGTGAGGCAACAGAAAGTCTTATCTCTTTGCATGACAAGTATACCAAATCTATTGTTAAAATAAAAGCAAACCTGGCAGAACAAGCAGAGAAGCAAGAAACTTTGAGGAAAGGTATAACAACCCTTCTCTCCAAAAACCCTGCCTTATTGCCCCTGCTTTTCACAGATGATTTTATGCCGGAAGGCAGTTTTAATTCTGTGCTTTGTTCCTTGGTCAAAGGCCACAAAGAAGGCAAAGTTTCTGATGACCAATTGAGAAAATTGACCAAATACAAGAAGAAAAATCTGAGTGAGGAAGAGCCTGTGTATGTGAAAGACAACAGGACTCAATATGCCGATACCATTATTATAGATGACCAGAACAGAATCCTGTTCACTGTCAGAAACAAGAATGACAGTTTTTGCCCTGCTGGATACTGCTTGCCTGGTGGTCACATTGAAGATGGAGAAACTCCTAGGGAGGCAGCACAGAGAGAATTGAAAGAGGAAACAGGCATTGAAATGGAACTGCATGAGTTGGTTCCTGTAGGTGAGTATGTGGATAACAAGTCTCATATTTATTATTTCTGTGTCCATTCCAATGTTGAACCCTTTTGTTTGCAGGAAGAGGAACAAGAGCAGTGGGAAAAGGTTCCCTATGATGAGATAGACAAGAAGCCTCTCATTATGAACTTGGAGAATAATCTCCGTCACTTGATTGCTATCCCTAAGGCAATGCTCAATCCTGAAGCAGACAATGCTCAGAAACTCTATTTTGATGGTAAGAAGTTCAAGAAGGGGCTTGGGGATGCTTATTATCTTCGTTCCTTGGAGAACAGCGGTGCTATCATGAAGAGCAATGGAGAGTGCTGGGTTTATGGGCAAGAAGGTGAATTGAGTGAAGATTTGGAGAAGGCATACAGAACTAAGCTGGTCCCCAAAAAGATGTTTATCACTAGAGGAGGCAAAACCTTTATGACCACTGTTTGGATTAACCCCAAAACAGGTGAGGTGACTGAACATGAAGAA